CTTTAATGGCTCAAATTCCTGATGCTCAGGGTAGACCACAAGTTGTTTCTGGCGAGGAGAAACTTAAGAGATATAAGCTAGCTCAAAAAATATATCAACAAAGAGAGGTAGAACTTACAACCGAAGAAATTGTTAAAATTAAAAGAATGGTTGGTGAAGTTAGTACAGTATTAGTAGTAGGTCAATCGTTTGAGATGTTGGAGAAAAAAGAAGTTGACAAAAAAGAGTAGCGAATATAGACTCTAGATAAGCGATAGAACATCTATAGGCTATTAGTTAGAAGTAATAGTGGTGTGTTGAAGCGACATTTTTGTTGTTTCTACATACCACTTTTTTATATATTAAGGAGTAATTAATGAAATTTAATAAATACGTTCCAATTACCAAGACAGATGATGAAAAAAGAATGGTTTATGGATATGCTTCAACTCCCGCCCTTGATTCTCAAGATGAAGTTGTATCAGTGAAAGCTATTAAAGCAGCATTGCCAGATTATATGAAGTTTCCTACTATTCGTGAAATGCACCAACCAAGTGCTGTAGGAACTACTAAGGAAGCTAGTATAAATGGTGAAAAAGGGCTTTTTATTGGAACTAAGATCATTGATAAATCTGCATGGGAAAAGGTTAAAGAGGGCGTATACAGGGGTTTCTCTATAGGTGGTAGGGTTAGGGAAAAAATTGACAATGTTATTAAAAGTATTGATTTAGTAGAAATTTCTCTAGTTGATCGACCCGCTAATGCAGAAGCTGTTATTACAGTTTTCAAGGCTGAAATTCCGGAGATTTTGAAAAAAGCATCTGATGAGTTTAGGATCGAGAATGTAGAGATTAGTAACGCTGAAAGTATTTTAAGAATGGCTGGTGAGTTGGCTTTTATTAGATCTATTAGAGATTCTAATGGTAAAAATAACACATTAGTTACAAGGGCGATCAAAGCACTTAAGCGATTAGCTGAAAATGTATTGAGTGGTAAGGATCGCAAGAAATTTGACAAAATTGTTGCAGTTCTTGCATCGACTGATTTTGCAATGCCTGATGTTAGAAAATTGCCAATTGCATCTATAGATCAAGTTAAGAGTTCGATGGCTAGATTTTTAACTTTGAAATTTGAAGATGACAAAGAGGAAAGAGTTGTTAAAAATAGAATTATTAATGCTGCAGATGATTTAGATATTGATACAAGTGGATTTATAGAAATTGTTAACATGCCGTTATATATTAGAAAACAAAAGTCAATGTTATCTGGGACTGGTTATCCAATGATTTCAAAAGACTTACTCGAAAGAGTTAAAAAAGTATTTAAGGAGGTAGATATGGCTAAAGCCAAAACCAAAAATAAAAAAGATGAAGTAGTTGAAGAGAAAGAGACTAAAGTAGAAGAAGAAAAAGAGGTTATAGATGATGAGGAATCTAAAGAGGATACAAAAGAAGGTGAACAAGTTGTTGATGAGGCTAAACAGGTCGTTGATACACCAGATTTTATGAAAAGACTTGAGGACGTTGAGAAGTCTATCACCAAGAAAGATGAAGTAGAAGATGATGAAAACGAGAATGAACTACACAAAGTTATGGAGGATGGGTTTACTAAAGTAGTGACTGTTTTAGAGTCACTAAAAAAGAGAATCGAAACTCTCGAATCTCAACCCGCAGCTCCAAAGACTAAGCGTTCGTTCATGGTGGCGAAAAAGTTTAGTGAAAGCGATAGCGAAGCAGCCGACCCAGATAAAAAAGATCGTCTGGCAGAGGTTGATAAACGCCTAGGAGAATTGACAAAGATGGCCCAGGACTCACCTGGTGAGTATCAGCTAAGAGGTCAAAAAGAGGCGATGAGATTGCTTGATGAACAAGCATTGCTCAAAAGTGATCTTTAGTTATTTATTAAAAATTGAGAGAGGAGAATATGAATAAAGTCATGTTCGATACTCAGGATTTGATGAAAGCGATTAGAAGCAATGGGTTTTCTGATGCCGGAGCTTTTGCTAAGGCAGTCGAAACTATTGCGACTAACACTTTTGATCCTGATACGAGGTCAATTTTCTCACCAGAGAATCTAGACCATATTATTAAGTTAATCATCCCTAAAGATACGCCATTGCGTAATCGTTTTCCGCGTGTCCAAGGGTTGGGTCAAGCTACCGCCTGGGAGCGTTTAACTTCCAAACTTCATTCCAGAAGTGGTGGGTCTGCGGGTACTGGTACTAACACCACTATTACCTTTGCTGATGGTGGAACTCCTAGTGAAACCGCTCAATCATTTACGGTTGAGAGTGCAGCCTATAAACTTTTGGGTCGTAAGATTCAAGTTGGTGGTTTGGCGATTGCTGCTTCCAAGAACATTCCTGGAGGTAATCAGTTCGAGCAACGCAGACGACACAAAGTTTTAGAGGTAATGTTAGGTGAGGAAGAGTTACTAATTGGTGGTGATGCTACCAATGACTCATTAGAGTTTGATGGTTTGGGAGCACAGATCACAACTAACTCTGGTGTTAGAACTCTTTTGACGGTATCGGGTATAAACCTCGATATTGCTACTAGCCTTTACAAAGAAGGTGGATCACCATCCATGGTTGTTGCCAACGCACGTCAGATGAAGTCTCTAAGCGATGAGCTTCAAGGAACTGGAACAATCCAGCGTGTTGTTGTAGACGATCAAGGTAATGCTATCGGTGGCTTGAGAGTTGCTAAAATGGTTAACTCCATTGATGGTGGCTTAATTGACTTGATTACAAGTCGATACACAGCTGACCAGGCATTCTTGCTGCAAGAGAGGGATATTACCGGAGAATCAACCATTGAGGTTGATGAGCTGATCCCGATGAGCCAGATCGATGTACCTACCACGACTTTCGCTACTACTGCGTTTATTGTAGAGGCACTCTGTTTGAAGGTCATGGCTGAACCGTGGCAGTATAAGTACACTGGTACTGCTCAGTTATAGAAACTTAAAAATTGTTTCTTGTATCCACTCCCTTCGGGGAGTGGTTGGGAGGAAACAACGTCTATGACTAATCAGTTCATATCCAATCAAGAGTTTAAAGATGCTACGCCAGGTCTTGACCTATCAAAATACACAGAAACCACGCTATCTGGCGTTTTAGTGCGTTCTACGGCTAAGGCTGAAAGATATTTGGAATATACACTCCCGTTTGAAATAATTACTGGTGAAAAAGTTGAAGGGACTGCCGATGCTAATGGTGATTTAGTTATATATCCTAGAAAATTTCCAGTCATAAGTGTTCAGAGTGTAAAAATTATTAAAGGTACTTTTTCAGGTGATGTTCAATTTTCTGATCGCATGGATATTCCTACCAGGAATGATCAAATTACGATTGATGGTGATACTGTTATAGTTTCTGAATTTTTGGCAATTAACTTTGCGAATCTAAGACACCAGACGTTTTTTGTAGAGATAGATTATCAGGCTGGTTATTATATGTATGATCGACCTGAGGATTTGAAAGATGCAATTACTTTATATGCAAGAGATGAGATTGCGAGAAGTCTTAATACTGCCGGAGCGAGCGAGATTAGGCAGGGGGCAGTTACGATTAAGTATGCTCAAAAATCTAAACAGCCGGATGGTAAGAGTGATTTTATAAGAGATGCCGAGGCGATATTGACGACATATAAACGAGTAGCTGGGTGGTAATATGATTTTTGATAAAAAGGGTTCAATTCAGAGATATGCTGAAAGGGCAAGCGATGCTAACAAAGAAGGTTTTGAGATAGTTACAGGATTACAAGCAGTTGATATAAATGTACAACCAGCAAGTTCAGAGACAACCGTTTTAGTTGAGGGGGTTTTTGGAAAAACCTATACTGTATTTACTACAGTGTCAGGAATTAAGGATGGTGATAAACTAACTGTATCTGGATTGTTTACAGATGGGTTAAGTCTTAATAAGGTGCTAAAGGTAAAAGATGTAGGTAATTGGAGTTTTCAACCATTACCACATTTTGCAATTACTTGTGCAGAAATAGAAACATGAGCGTTGTAATAAAAGTTATAGGACTTAATAAATTAAGAAGTGATTTAGATCAAGCAGGAGGAAAAATTGATAGAGCGTTAAAAGAAGCTCTAAGAAGATCAACTGAGGTTACTAAGCAGAATATAGCCAGGAAAGCACCTGTTTTTGAAGGTACGTTAAAAAAGGGTATTGTAAGTAAAGTGACAGGCTTTAAGGGAGTTGTTGGAATTGATCCGTCTGCTACAAAATATGGATATGTTCAAGAGTACGGAAGGACATCAAAAAAGATGCCTCCTCCACAGGCTTTGGAGAAATGGGCTGCAGCGAAATTAGGTGATAGTAAATTGGCGTTTGTACTCGCTAGGTCTATAGCAAGGAAGGGAACTAAGCCACATCCTTTTTTTGCACCAGGCATAGATGAAAGTATGTCTAGCATTGAGAGCTTTTTTGAAAATGAAATATCAAAAATGGTTAAAGATTTATGAACAATAGTAATATATTAGTAGTTAGAGATGCAATTAAATCTAAAGTTGATGATCTTGGGAAGTTAGATGGTACGTTTGACTATGAGACTGGAAAGAATGAAGGATACCCATTTGCAACCATTACACCCGCAGACGGTGATAGTGAGTTCGGAGATTCAAGGGGTGGTTTTGGAAGAAATATTCAAAAAATGAGATTTGTAGTTAGAATATATCAAGAAAGGGAAAATCATTTATTCGGAGCTGAAAAGGCTGAAAATGTATCAATAGCAGTTCTTGATGAGTTGTTAACTGCTTTTCATGCAGATACGACATTATCAGGGACAGTGCTTTGGCAAAGACCGATATCATGGGATGCCGGATATAATGTTAGGGATCAAATAGTTAGAACATTAGAAGTAACAATCGAGGCAGTCAAGGAGGTTGACAGTCTTAATACATAAAAAGGAGAAATATGGCTCTACTAATTGGTAGACAGAGTTATTTAGGGTTAAAGATAGAAGATTCACCAGGAATTGCTGAGTCGTCACCAGATGTCTTTATTCCATTTACAAGCAATACCCTTAAAGATAAGCATGAAAAGCTGATGGATATCAGTTCAAGGGCTTCCAGGGTGTTAAATCACGATGCTAGAGATGGTAAAAAGTGGGGCGAGGGTGATGTTGAGATGTATGTTGATTCGACTAACATCGGTTATTTATTAAAGATAGCACTCGGAAATGAATCAAAGACTACAGTTGGTGGAACTCCTGTGGTTTATGACCACCATTTTACAGTTACGGCTTCTGGAAATACTCCAAAAACTGCAACCGTTTGGATTGGCAGGGGATCAACTCCAAGTGTTAAAAGGCATGTTTATTCTTCGATTGATACCTTGGAAATTGAGATTACTAATGATGAAATTGGTGTAGCAACTGCTAGTTTTATTACCAATTATCCAACCAAAGATTCATCTCAAACCCTCACTCCAACATCTGGAACTTTGCTTGCATGGAATGGTATGGAGGCAAGATTTGGCGATACTGTAGACGAAGCGAAAGCAGCTAGTGTAACTAAACTGACTAACTTCAAAATTTCAATATCTAATAATGTTGAAGCTCAATATAGAAGCGGGAGCGATGAGCCAGATACTATAACATTAGGAGAGATAGACGTAACAGGCGAATACACTCTTTTCTTCGAAAATGATACAGAGATGGACGCTTATAGGGAAACTAAAAAGCGTACAATGATTGTTGATTTACTTGGTGCCAACTTAGGGGGTGGTTATCAGGAAAGGGCGAGGATTGTTATCCATAGAATGTTTGTTGATGATAATGAATTAGAGCTAGATCTACCAGATATTATGGGAATATCCCAAACATTTGGATCAATTCAAGGTTCTGAGGTAGATCCTGGATACTTTGATGTAAATGTTAGGAATTTGAAAGATAGCCTTTATTAATGAATAGTTGTATATTGATTATTGGGGCGGGGTTTCTTCATTCCTCGCCCCTCTTTAGAAAAAAAAAGGGGTAAATATGGTAGACGGTGTTGTTTTAGACAGTATTAGAAAAAAGAAGGAAATTAAACTACCTAAAAGTGGAGCAATCGTTTGGTTGTGGAGTGATATTCTAGCCGGTGAGGTTATGGGTGGTTTACAATTTGATAACCTTGGTCAATTAGAGAAAACTGATAGTTTCAAAATGCTTGTTTCTATTATTGATGATTGGAATTTTATAGACAAAGATGGTGAAAAAATGCCAGTTACTATAGATAATCTTAAAAAATTATCTATGAGTGATTTTACGGTTCTAGTAGATCATCTATCTACTGTTTCAAAGGATGAGTCTATTCCAGTAGAGGAAAAAAAAAGTTAACTAAAGATTTATATCTAGCATTATCTGGAAAATCTAAAAAGATTCCTGGGGTGTTTTATAAAGTTCAACTTTGTAGAGCAATGAAAATTGACTACTGGACGTTAATGATTCAACCAAAAAAACATTTAGAGCTCTTTAGCTTATTTTTACAAGTTGAGAGCAAGGTTGAAGAAGAGTCAAATAAAAAAATACAAAGTCAAACTAAAAAACCTAAAATGAAAGGTAGGCGTGGCAGATAAAGAGCTTAAAATTACGATTACAGCTAATGATGATGCCTCAAAGGTTTTTGATAAACTTAATAAATCTGCTGGAAATCTTCAAAGTAAAATTTCAAAATTAGGTAGCTCTGTTTCAAATTTTGGAAAACAGATGACTTCTGTTGGTAGAGATTTAACTATTGGGCTAACTGCTCCTATTGTTGCCGTTGGAGCTGCTACCTTGAAACTTGCATCTGATGCTGGTAAATTTCAAAGTGTTGCGGATGCTTATAGCAGTATGGTTGATGAGTTTGGTATTAGTGGGGATGAGCTAATTACTAATGTTAAAAAAGCTACTTCTGGAACTATTACCGAGTTTGACGTGATGAAAAGTTTTCTACAAGCAAGTACCTTAATCGGCAAGGAGGCCTTGGGAGAGGGTGGGGTAAACTTTGAGAGATTTGCTGTTATCGCTAAAAAAGCTGCTAGGGCTACTGGTCAAGATGTGGATTTTTTATTCGAGTCAATTGTAAAAGGTATTGGTAGGACATCTCCTAGATGGTTAGATAATACAGGGGTGGTTATTAGTGCGACAGATGCTTATAAACAATTTGCTAGTGAAAACGGGAGAACAGTTAAGTCTTTAACTGAAACTGAGAAAAAAATAGCGATTACTAATGCATTTTTAGAAAAGGCTGAAGATGCTTACAAAAATGTTGATGTTACTGCTGGAGGATTTACGAGTTCAATGGCGAGATTAAGAGTATCATTATCTGAGGCTGCAACTGAGTTGGGGGTTGCATTAATTCCGGCAGTACAAGAATTAGTTGAAACTATTACCCCGATTGTCGTTGAATATGCCCCAAAGTTAATAGATTTTATAAAAAAAATGATAACTGGATTTAGTAATTTAAGCCCATTTTTACAAAAATTAATTATTGGTTTCGTTGCGTTTATTACTGTAGTGGGACCCATTATCGTGGTTATTGGCAGTATTATTGCTGGAATTGGAGCATTAATTACACTGTTTGGATTAATTTTGAGTCCGATTGGTTTAGTAGTTTTAGCAATTGCTGGATTGATAGCTTATGGGATTCTTATAATAAAAAACTGGGAATTAATACAAAAAGAAGCACTAAGAATTTGGGGTCTTATTAAAGATTTTGTTATTAAAAAATTTGATGAAATGAAGATCGCTATTCAAACAAAAATAAACAAGACTAGAGATAATATCAGAGATGCTATCGAGGGTATTCAAAAAACATTTCAAGATCTAAAAGACTCTATTCAAGGTGTCATAGATTTTTTTGGCAATATGGCTGAGGCAGCCAGAAAGGCTTTAAGTGCTGCCGGTAGGGCTTTGAGAGGTTCTAAGGGTAGCGGGGCATCCGGAAGTTATCAGCATGGCGGCACTATCCCTGGATCGTTCAATGAGGCGGTTCCAGCCATCCTGCACGGTGGGGAGAGGGTAATACCCAGAACTGGAACAGATGTTAACCAAGGAGGTGATGGAGGAGTATCTATTAACATTATTATTGAGGGAGATGTTAGCTCAGTTGACACTGTTAATGAAATTGTTGAGGCTGTAAAAATGTCAATTGGAAATGATAACGAACTGGCTAGACAAGGAATTACTATATGAGCTTACCTACTTTTGATAGTTTTAGTTTGCAAGATTCTACTTATATAACTAAGAATATTCAATTTAGAAATCGTGCGAAAAGAAAACTTGAATCACTTGAAATATCAGGGCGTATTGGTAAAAAGTTTTTGTCACAACAAATTCAAGAAAAAGTTATACAAATTTCAGGGATTATCGTTGCCGATACTTCTGATGGTTTACAAAGTGCGGTAGATGACTTGCAACAAAATTTATCAGGAGTTGAGAAATCATTAATTATAGAAACTGGGAGAACTTATCTTGCAACTGCTGAAAGAATTGATATACCAGAACGAACTTACTCACAGACTATGGTTCCATTTGATATTCAACTAATTTGTGCAACTCCTTATGCAAAAGGGATCCAGGAATCAGCTGGTTTTCTTCTTCCTTCTGGAGTTCAATCATTATCGCTTGCTGTAACGGTTAGCGGATCTGTTGAAAACAGAGTAGTTTTTGAATTAGTTTTGCCATCTGGAACAGGCACATCAGCAATTAATAACGTTCAAATTCAGAATCAAGAAACAGCCAATACCTTAACAGTATCTGGTGTTTGGAGTGCAGAAAAAGAAGTTAATATAAATTATGATGATTTTGTTGTAACTGTAGACGGTGATGGTCAAGATTATACAGGACAATTTGATTCATTAAATCCAGGGTCAAACACATTAATTATTACAGTATCGGGGCAAAATGATGGGATTAGAGGATCGGTCTCTTATAATCCCAGATTTTGGTAAAATATGGCAGATTTTCCAAGTGATGTTAAATCTTTCACTACAAAAAAAGATAAAGTAGATTTTTATAAAGCTAAAGATGTGAACGATTTGCAAGATGAAATGTCGGCAGTTCAACAAAAACTTGTTGATCTTGGTATTAATACTGCCAGTGCTATTGCTGATTTATTAACTGGTGATTTTGATCTTGATGCGGGAGCTAATATAACAGTTGATGAAACTGACCCTTGGCGAACACTTGATTTAGCTCCAGGGTTTCTTAAACCTACTACTACGGCTGGTTGTGCTGCGTCAGCCACCGAAGAACTGGCTTCTAATGATATTGATTATGACTATTTAGCTTTTGACAAAGATACTGATGAAAATGCCTTTGTTAATTTCGCTATGCCAAATAGCTGGGATGGTGGAGTAATACAATTTAGATTTTATTGGACTACTGATACAGGCGGTGGGGCTGCTGAAACTGTTGTCATGGAGTTAGCCGGTAGATCGTTTGCTTCTGGTGATGCAGGGGATCAGGCTAATAGCACTCCTGCGATAGAGGTTTCTGATATCTGGGAAGCTGACAAAGATTTTATGATTTCAGCTTGGAGTGCTGACGTAACGCTTGCTGGAACTCCGGCAGGGGGAGAGATGGTTCATTTAGAGTTAACAAGAGATATTAGCCAGGATGATTTAGCGGAAGACGCAAGGATTACAATGGTACAAATTAAATATAGACAAAAAGATTTTTCAGATTAAACTATGGCAAATACATATTCACTTGATCTAGAATCTGGTAGTTCTCAATATGCTACTATTGCAAATGCAGATCAAACAAATTTAGGCATTGCTAGTGATTTTACTGTTGAGTGTAATCTAAAATTAGAAAGTCAACCAGCTTCGGGTGCGAGTTTTTTCATTGTTGGAAAATGGGGTTCTGGATCAATTTGTTGGTTGCTTCAGTATTTTAATGATTCTGGAACTCCAAAAATTAGATTATTTTATCAAGATCCATCTAGTAATCAAACTCACATTAACAAAACACAAACATTAAATAATGCAACCTGGTATCATATTGCTGTTGCTGTTGACGCTGGTACTCCTGCTAGTAGTAAATTTTATGTTAATTCTTCACCGACTTCTGCAACTGTTGTTCAAAGTGCGGCTGCTTCTGTAAAAACTGGTACTGCAGATATTAGAATAGGACAAAAACAAGATGATTCAAGTGCTTATTTTGATGGGTTGATAGATGATTTGCGTATTTGGAAAGATACTATTAGGTCTGATGCTGAAATTAGTGCTAATTATCAAAAAGAATTAGTTGGTAATGAGTCTGGATTAGTTGCTTATTGGAAATTTAATAATAATTATTTAGATACAACAGTTAATAATAATGATTTAACAGCTAGTGGAAACCCCGTTTTTAGTGCAGACGTACCTTTTGTAGACTCCGATACGGTTGGCAACCCAATGTTTATGCCAGGTGGCGGGGGAGTAGGAATAGGTTAAATTATGCCAAGATACGGAGAGTCTCTATACTTTGCTGATAGATATGGGATAGATGTAGACTTTTTTCATAAAAGTTTTATCTATAAAATTTATGATAGCGATAATTATGTAACTACTTGGTCGAGTGATGTTATTAGTGAGCCGAAATTTACGGCTTCTATCAATGGTGGAGTAGGTGAGCTTATTGTAAATTTAGGGCGTGATTTTGAGAATTTTGGCGAGGATGTGGATGTTAAATTAAATAATAAGGTTGAGTTATATTGTTTTGATTCAGATGCTCAGGATGGTTTGTTAATTTATTCTGGATACATTTCATCATTTGCACCTATTTTAGACGGTGGTAACGAGTATTTAAGAATTTCAATTTTGCCATACGTATCTCAAGCTGCTAGATTTTTACTTCGAGATGAAGCTGGAACAACCGAGGTTGCATATTTAAGTCAAGATCCGTCAACTATTTTCAAAGATGTATTAAGTAAGTTTCAAACTGATGGCGGGGAGTTAGACGATAATTCTAATAGTATTGAAACAACTAACACCACTGTTTCGTATACGTTTAATACAAATACGGTTAAAGAGGCTTTCGACAAAATTTTAGAATTGGCACCAGCAAATTGGTGGTGGTCAGTTAGTCCAGCTGGGATTATAAATTTTAAGTCTAAGCCCATTACATCTACTCATGAGCTATCAATTGGTGAACACATTACATTAATGAAGCCTGAAAAAAGAGCAGGATCTATTGTGAATAGAGTGTATTTTACTGGCGGAGGCGATCCTCCAATGTATAGAGTTTATTCAAGAACTGGTTCAATTTCAACTTATGGACTTTATGCTAGAAAGGTTGTTGACCAACGGGTAACTGTTGTAAGTAGTGCTGAAAAAATAGCAACTAAAATGCTTGATGAAAATGAGGCACCAGAAATTAGAACAAAGTTGAGAATAGTAGACAACAATGGGAATACAAGTCATCATGGGTACAACATAGAATCAATAAATGTTGGAGATACTGTTAAAATTAAAAACTTAAAATATGGAACCAAAACAGACAGCTTGTGGGATGATATGAAGTGGGATGATGACGTTTGGGATTATACATTGGCTTCTGTTGCTGGATCTGCATTGCTTGTTGTAAAAACAAAATATACACCCAATTATATTGAAATTGAAACATCGAGTAGGTTTCCAGAAGTTGCGAAAAGAATTGAAGATATTAATAGAAATTTAGAGAATACACAAACTAGAAATAATCCATCATCACCAAGTTAAACAAGGAGTATATGTCATTAAATTTAACAGCATTTTCACCAAGTACAACTGCAAAATCTAGCGAGGTTAATACTAATTTTACAAGTGTTCAAAATGCTATTAATAATTTAAGACCAAGTTTATTTACATATGTACCAGATTCATTATCTATTGATACAAATGTGGCTCCAGAATTTATACTTGATTTAGCTCAAGATTTAACACTTGTTTCTGTAGAATTGAATGTTAAGACTGCGCCCGTAGGAGCTGATTTAATAGTTGATGTGAATGTAGACGGTGCAACTATTTTTTCAACGAAACCATTAATTGCTGATGGAGATACTAATGGCGGAGGATCTGCAGTTTTTAGTTCAACAACTGTTTCAGATGGAGAAAAAATTACATTTGATATAGATCAAGTTGGATCAAGCATTGCAGGGTCTGATTTAACAATTAGGTTAACATTTAAGTTATAATTATTTATAAAAATATGCCTGTAGAAGCAACTGTTTTAACAACTGATGGTGGCGATGTTGCATCTTCATTCAACACTGTCTCTATATCTCCAACTGTTGGGAAATTAGTTTTATTAACAATTAGTAATTCTATAGATTCTGGAACAACTAATGTTCCAACTGTTTCTGGAGCAAATACAACTTGGACACTTGTAAAATCACAAGTGATTCCAGAAGGTGTTTTTAGATCAACTATTTTTAAAGGTATAGCTGCTGGTACGGGAGTATTAACAATTGATTTTGATAGTCAAACACAAAATAACTGTGTTTGGACAGTAGTTGAATTTAATAATGTTGATAAGTCTAGCCCTGTTGTTCAAAATGCTGGAAATTCATTTGATGGAAAAAATAATGCAGGGATCACGGTTACGTTAAGTGCGTTTACCGATGCCTTGAATGCTACTTTTGGTGTTGTATCTAAAAATGCAAGTAATGCTATCACCCCTGGTTCTGGATTTTCAGAACTTGATGAAAAACAACAAGGGGCAATTATTCATGAGTGTCAATGGAAAGATGTTGCTGATACTTCTGTAGATTGGACATGGTTAGAGGAATTTTGTGTATCCACTGCGGTTGCTGTTGAGTTAAATTTTAATCCTAATAAACCACAAGTTACGGCGTTTTTATTATGAAAGATAATACAATTACTTGGAAAAGTATTAACAACTGGATGCCTATTATTATTTCAGCAATAATGGTTGCTTCTTCATTTTTTATGCTTCAAACTAGATTAGCTTTGATTGAACGAGAGGTTAAGCTAATAGCACATCAACAACAAGATATGCTAGATCTTTGGAGAGACACAGAAAAAAAATATGGATTACTTAGCTTAGATGTCAGAGAGCTACAAACGCTACAAGACATAAATTAGTATGACTCATAAAAAGTTCATAGAATTAAATGATGGAAAGCTTGTAGAAGTTGCCGGCTCAGTTAATGCTCTTAACCAATGCGTTGATCTTGCTAATGCCTACCTCAGAGACGTACTTAATCATTCAATAGTTAAAGGGACTAATGCTATAGACTTTCCTGAAAAGTTAATTGATTTTGAATGGATAGAAAACACACCCCAGGGAGTGCCAGAGCCAGGTGATTTGATGATTTTCTTTGGATACTATGGTCACATATCTATTTTTGTAAAAGGTACTGTTAAGTCTTTCCAGTCGTTCGATCAGAACTATCCCACTAACTCCCCCTGCCATATTCAAAAACATAATTATAATAATGTATTTGGTTGGTTAAGATCAAAAAACAATATATCGGCTATAGTGCCGGAAAAGGAAAACATGATTATCAAAGACCTGTTGAAAAAGTATAAGGTCAAGTCTATTGAAGAACTTGATACCAAGATTTATGAACACACTGGCCTAACGTGGGGCGGTAAGAAGAACGGTGGATTCCTGGGTAGCGATAGATCGTTGATTGTTATGCTTGAAAATAAGTTGGCTGGTCAAAAGGGAGAGGTTACTAAACTTAATAAGGAGATAGAACGTCTAAGCGTAAAGTCCGGACCAATGAGTGAGGCAATCAAAGAACCATTGCGTGTTTTGATGTCTCTGTTGGTCGGTGGTGTAGTTACCTATCTTTTCACTAAAGTACCGGTTTTAGGGCAACTCTATGGCGATCCTAATATGATTAGTGAGACATTCACGGTGCTATTAATTGGTCTAACTACACGAGGGCTTGATAGATATATGCACGTTCAGGGTAAAAAGATCGGAAATGACTTCCTAAAGGCTGGTCTGTTAAGGCTGCCATCGCTGGAATAATAATAGTCTCTTGTTATAACTGCTTGTCAGTTATATAATTAAAAAATGATTGATAAACCGTATATGGTTGAGTGTAGAAAATGTAGTGTGGCAATAAAAAGAGAGACACGACAACCATTTGTTTGTAATTTTTGTAAGCCAAAAGTGTACCCTCGCTCTTTCTATAGAAATAGAAAAATTATTTTTGAAAGAGATAAATATAAATGTCAATGTTGTGGTACAAAAAAAGATATTGCGGCACATCATCTTGATTGTGATATTAAAAACAATAGTCCTTCTAACCTAATTACTCTTTGTAATCAATGTCATCCTCATTTGCACGGCAATTTTTCAAATAAAGTTTTGCGTAGAAGTAATATATATAAACTTTTTCCTAAATTTATTCGTTTTGGTCAATTTGGTAAAAGGTATAAACCGCTTGAAACAAAAAAGAAGATAAGGGCAAAATTAAAAATTTTTTATAAATTAACTAGAAGTGGTAAAAAAAGTAAGAAAACATGTGATATAACTAAACGACTCCGTTAGGCTTTACTCGCAAGGAATAGCGTGATTGACTTCAACTTTTCAGAAAGTGCAACTAGACATATCGGTTGAAGTTTGGTTAGATTGTTTTGAGTTGAAGCATAGATCCCTTTTGCGGGATGGGTACAGAGCTTCAACTCATCCATCCTGCAAAGGGGATTTTGAGTACATTAACAGTTTGAGTATTTAATGCAGAGGTGGCGGAAAAGTAGACGCATAATGGAAAAGATCTGATACCAAAATAGTGCAAAGTGACTATACGAATAAAGGCATCCGAAATGGGAAATTTAGCGATTTCTCTTAAAAGGGGAAAACCGATTCGGCAAATCTTTGCCCTCTGCATTAAGCACTAAAGCGAAATTAAGCTATTGACAAACTGTTTTGAATTAGGTTATTCTAGATTTGAGTTTCGACATAATAGTCCCTTTTGTAGAAGGTGGGTTAAAGCGTCGAAACTCACCCGCTTTCTGCAGAGGGGATTTTTTATGCTAACAGATAAACAACAATCACTAGAAACCAGTAACAAGGACGACTAAAGCGGTCGTCTTTTTTATTGTTTTTTAACAATATGCAGGGGCAGTTGACAATGCCTACCCCACCGCAAGGGAGCAGTAGTAGGGGTTTTAAGTCAACCTGACGGATACTATGACACCAATGCCTACCGTATAAGTGAATAATCACCCAAGACTGTCTACTTTTTAGACAGGGGGAGAGGAAGAACAAACTACAGGCAGGGGGAGAAATAGCAACGGCAGAGACAACTAGAAGAATCCCTGGGGGTTTAAGGGGGAAGGGGTTGTTATACCTAAAAGTCTATGAATACTACTTGATCTTATATGAAAGACACAGATAAAATCGAAAAAAAACCGGTTATCAAGCCCTGGTCTGACTTGGAGAGAATCCATCAAGGCTTTATAAGGCTGTCAAAAGCGGCGCCAAGGTATTCTAGCCAGACACGGCGGAATCCAGATACGTTGGAGGTCAACGTGCAGAAGGCGTTATTTTAAAGGAAATTATGAACCACATGAGTGTTGCAGACTACCGCAGGGATATTGTAGAACCGGCATTGGCCGAGGAAAAGGCTGACCGGGATTTCACGGAAAAGGTAATGGATGATAAAAAACCCAGGATTCCCGGCAACAGGCTAGGGCTTCTTAAAAACGGGTTTTTCTGGCGTGAGAACAGTTGGGCAGCTTCCAATTACCGACAAGTACGGAACTAGTCTTAAAAATCGTGTGATACAAACACTGCTTTGATAATTGACAAGTTGCAAAATATGTTTTATATTAAATTTATAAATTAAAAATGGAGAAATATGAGAATACTTCGTTCACACAAAGCCCAAAAGAGGTCATATCATAAAAGGGTTTATCGAGGATTATTCGATAGAACAATTAGTCTAGATCAAGCCTTTTACTGTATTTTTGGATATACCCCGACTTTTACTCAAATGGAAATGTTTAAACAGGACTCTCACTTTGCAATGAAGAGATACGTGCCTGGATATAATTTAGCTTGTGCCGAAGCTTTGAGAGAAAAGCTAATGGCAGAAATGGGGGATAATGGGAATAATTGATGAAGTGCTAGAAACGATAATCAAAGAAACTGAAAGCCTTGTTGATCGAGTTCCAGATTTGAAAGCTGCAGAAGTCGTTAGTCTACTAAAAACTGTTAAAAAGATTCGAGATATAGAAAAGACAGCATATAGAAGAAAATTAAAGGAGAAACATGACCAGTAAACTTACCGCACTAACCCCACAAGATAAGGAGAAACTGCTTGTTAAGTATGCCCCAGATAAACACGTTTCGCCTAAAGCGTATATCGAACTTGTTAAAAATCAAATTATGAATGGCAAGGGTGATTTTAACGACTTGGTTTATTTTCTAGAAGTTTCTAAACGAGCCGGGTTAGACCCTTCCCTGAGGCAGATCTATGCAGTTTTTCGTTGGAATAGTTATTTTGGAAAAGAGGTGATGACAATCCAAACGGGAATTGATGGTCTAAGGTCGTTAGCGGAGCGTAGCGGGCTTTATGGTGGTAGTAATGATGGATCATTCGAAGAGGTTGATAAAAGCCCAATTTCGGCTGCAGTGACTGTTTACAAACTTAATTATCAAACTGGCGAACGTATGCCAGTCACTGCAACGGCTAGGTGGAGCGAGTATTGTCCAATAAATCCAAAGACTAAGAAACCTGAATTTATGTGGAAAAAAATGCCTTTTACAATGTTAGAAAAATGTGCAGAAGCTAAGGCACTCCGCAAGGCTTTTCCAATAACTCAAGGTATTTATGTGGCTGAGGAGATGCAGCAAGCTAATGAGCGACTTCCAGAGCCTAAAAAAGGGTTAGAATCTAAAATTAAGGTTGATGCTAAAAAAGTTATTAAAAATATAAAAATTTAGAATGAATTTATGAGCATACAATACTGCCATGATTGCGATACATATATTGATTTAGACGATGATGCCGAACATTTTGAGTTAAATAAATTAGGAAAAAAAAGATGTGAAGAAGAAGAAAGGGAAAAATGAAACAAATTCAGCTTGAGTTTGATGGAGTTTGGGATGATTATCATATTATAACAGTTCCTCCTTATCAAGACATCAGGCTTGTAGATGATGATAAACCTACCACTAAGATAAAGAAGTTAGATCGTACTGTTAGAGAAGCAGGGCCTAATCAAGATAGTATAAACAAGTTAATTGGAGAGGGTTTAACAGAAACTAGAGATAAACTTGATGAGGTTATTGATATAGTTAGAAAGTTACAGGAGGCATTATGAAGAAAATAATAACACCT